AATCTGGTAAATCTAATACGTTTAATATTTGTACTGCGGTAGCAATATTGACTGTTATATGATCCTTAGTGTTATCTAATCTTTCTAAACTAGCCTCTATGTCTGCCCATTTGCTAGGGTAGCGAATATAATCATTGCGCTCTTTAATACTATCTATACTAATATTAAATCTAACTTCTTTAAAATGATTCCATAATTCAAATAGTTCGTCAGGTAAATCTAATCCGTTACTGTTATACCTTAATTTGATATTATGAGCAAATCCGCCTTCAACCATAAAACGTAAAATTTTATAGTGTTCCGGAATCAGCGTTGGTTCGCCGCCGGCAAAATACAATTCTTGAATATACTTTGATTGTTGTCGCATTGATTCTAAGAATGTACCTTTTTGGTACCACGTGTAGTCCCACGTAGAATCCCATCCTTGATCATTTTTTAATTCTATAATTTTATATTTAGTATATTGAATTCGCCAATCTTTAATCCAAGCACTACTATCATGTGGACTACACATTACACATTTTAGTTGGCACAAGTTTCCAAGGCGTAAATCAAAGTATGGAATATCTACAGGTAACTCCCCATCCGGCGATGTTTTAGCAACTAAGGCATCATAATCTATTTTATCTCGCCATTCGTCGGTTTCCCATTGTCGTTTGCTATTAATACCAAGTTCTTCTTCTCTATAACATTTAAGACAACTTGCGGGCTTCTCACCTCGTATCATAGTACATCTAACATCTTTCATATAAGAACTATTCCATACTTCTTCCACAGTGTGTTGTCGTAGGTTCAGTTGTACACCGTTATGTTTTACTAGTCCTGCATCTTTTATTTCAACGGTTCCGCTACCGCTAGCATTTGCAGTCGCACATAATCTAACATCCCCGTTAGGTCGTGTTGCCATATGCATAAAGGGTAATGGACAGAATGTTTTAGAATTGACTATTGAATTTGTCATAATTTCCGCACTGTTTACTACATTCGATTAATGGATTTTCAGCCCATGTACTTTCAATTTTTTCAAACACCTTGCTGTCAAAAATTTCTTGTAAAGTATTCTGTTCTAGTGAATAGAAATTTCCTATCCTAGTTAAATAATCTACTCTACTAGGATTATGATGTGGCATTTCGTCAAGTCCTAACCAACAACAAGGTGTTACGATTCCGTTACTAGTAACATATAAACTTCCTGACTTGACTTTGCAATGTATCTGACTGGGTACTATGCTAATAGTTGATAACTTTTTACTTTTGTCACTAGGAAATAATGTGTAAATCTTTTTTCCTTTACTATTTATAACGTCTAGTTTATCTTCTTTAAATCTTGCTGTATTCTTTGCTACAAATTGTATAAAACCCAATTGTTCGCTGAGAGTTTTACAACTGTCAATTTGATGTTTATTATGCTCAAACACTAACATGTCCCAAATAGCCTTACCACCTTCATTGATATACGTAGTTGCGTTTTTAATAATAGTGTCATAGTCTGTACCTTTTCTATATAGGCTATGCGTGTCTTTGTCTCCGTCAATGCCAAATCTGACTGTAACTTGCAACTCTGCTAATTGTTCCCAAAACTTACGATTTCTTGCGCTACCATTAGTATTCATGCTTAACATGATATCAGGATTGTTGTATCTGCAATAACTGAATATCTCTATTGTATCCTTAGCAATTATAGGGTCACCTAAGTTACCGCACATATATAGTTTGGTAAGTTGTTTAATGAACTCGGGCTTAAACCATTCTGTAAATTGTTCTAATGTAATTTCATTTAGGTCCATGAACGGGTTGTCTACTCCACCTTGTAAGTTCCTAGCACACATTGGACAACTTGCTTGGCACTTATTAGTAATTTCTAAGTGAACAGTTGTAATATCATTCAATAGGTACATTTAATTTTCTTTTGGGCAATCTAATTTCAGCGTTGCAAGAACAAAATATACGAGTGCATTTGGTTGGTTTAATAAGATCCATGGTAAATTTTTCTGTAAAATCTTCATCATGTATATAAAATATATTTCCCCCTAATATATCTAGTTCCCCGCATGAGCCTTGAAGTCGTCCGTTTGCTTGTACACTTATTCGATCTACACCAATATTACATTCCCACCCGTAAAAAGTGTTGATTTTATTTTTAAAAAAATCAAATGTATTATGGGGCTCTATGGACCCGTCATTCATAACTATTTTGGCTGCTGTTTTATCTAATTCAATATTTCCTAACTCTTTCATTTTATGAATATACTCTTGCGGAGGAAATCGTTTTATTTTTTCACGCATGTATTCTATGTGTTCTGGGAGATAATTATTGTTAATAGAACCGCGATTATCTCCTTCGACCTCTACAAGCATTTTGGTTTTAACTACCCACGGATTTGGATGGGCACATAGTTCATCTACTATTCTTACACATTTATCCCAGTGATCGGGATCCATTAATACGTTGGCAGCAGTCATTATAGTGCCTTTATTATAGATAACGTCCATAATTTTTTTGATATGTTCCACATCACATTGAGCATGGTGTACACTAACATGAATATCATTGAAATATACAGCGTATTCATCCCACCATCTTATAGTTCGTGACCCGTTTGTACTCATAGTCATTCTGCAACCATGCTTATCATAAATAAATTTTGCAAATTCTCCTAGTTTAGGCCACAGAGTGGGTTCCCCTCCTAGTATATGAAAACGAATTGTTTTTTTATTAAAATTATTTTTATATACGGATATTAAATGATCAAAATTTTTGCATATAATATCAAAGTCTGGCCAGCGACTAGTACCAGCATAACTCTCAGGCCAACAATAGCCACACTTGTAGTTACAAACATTAGTGAATGCATATTGAATACCTAAATACTCATCGTAGTCAGAATTGATAATTTGAATGGGTTTTTTAATACTCATGTCGTTTTCCTATAATCATATATCTATCGTACAATGGTAATTTTAATGTGTCTATGAATTGTATAGACAATTGACATTGTTCTTTGAATTCGTATATATCTTTGCTGGGACGTACATGCTCGTCAATTTTATAATTATTTCCTTGAACAACAATTAGACTATCAACGGGAGTATTATATAACCAGCTATTGTATTGCTCTTGTGTCAGGTGTTCACAGCTAGTATTTATTACGATATCTGCGGTATAATTAATAAGACCACACATATCACTGGTTATAGATTGAAATCTACCCTGGTGAAATTCAATTCGGTTCATTTCTTCTGCAATATGTTTAACGTGAGGATCAATGTCTACACTACGTATATGAGTGATAGGGATATTAGATTGAAATAGCATACTAGCTAATACACCTACCCATCCACCGTGAATATCAATTGATGAACCAAAATGTATATGCTCATCCAAGCAATCTATTAGCCATTCTTTACTACGTAGTTGTCCACTCCAAAATGCATCTAGTGTACGCATTGGATTATTACTTTGACGGATAGCTTGCATCCAATGATGTAAGTGATCAGAATCTACAAGCATAACTCTTCCCTAATTTTTGTTGCTAAAGTATGTGTTGTTTTTGGTCCCGGGTGCATATTATCTGTGGCTCTATCTATGCATTTGTGTTGATATAATTTTAACAATTTAGCAGTACTATGAAAAAAAGTACATTCGTAATATTGTGTTTTTTCTATCCAGGCTTGTTTAGTAATTAATTGCATCATTGTTGCATGTACTTCTGAATGACTACGTGTTTCGTTATATGCACTCATATATATTTCGTTTGGATTCCAAGATCCGTGGTTGATTATTTTATCTTTAAGATAATAAGTCGTCCTTTCGATAGCAGTCCAAACGTTAACAACTGCTTTAGGTGTCGGGTAGTTATGTTTTAGTATCATATTATTAAAAAAACTAAACTCCATGGACGAAGCGCATACTCCCATATTAATGACCGGATAATTAATCATTTTCTGTAATTGATTACTCAACGTATCATTATTGTCATCATTACCAAATACATTTGAACATCCAAATATTACTATACTATTAGCCCAATCTATTTCATTAAATTCTTTGGTTCGATATGATTCACTATTAAGATCATACATATTTTTAGGATATTTATATGGAACTGGCAAAAACTTACCTCGTTTAATTTTACTCACAATACTTTCTTTAAACATATTTTTAAATATCATTTTTTTTCTTAGGTATCTTACTATCTGCACTACTTACACAACTAGAAGTAATACAAATTTGGGGTTTATCAAATAATTTAAACCCATTTGTTAATGTTCCTAGTATTGGATCGTGGCAACTATAACTACGCTTAACTTCATTCTCACGTATGACAATGCCCTGATAACCACTATTACACATCCATCCTTTGAATTTATTAAACCCAAATGCATTGAATCGTTCTGCTTGGTCTAAGTACCATATAGTGTTAGTATTATCTATCAATTTTATTTGTAACAGTTCTTTTTCCTCAACATGTTGTGGGAACCCAGTACGCATCAATTGTATCATATCTTCATCGTACCCGTCAACTATTTTACTAGCAGTTGGGTCACTTTGTGGCTTTAATGTTACATTGATACCTCTATCAGCCAAACGTTTACATCTATCATAGAGTTGTTGAAACTGTTCCGGAATCATAACTTGATTCACTGTAACAAATACATTGTTTTTGTTTAAGAACAATATCTTGTCACCAAACTCTTTTTCATTTGCAAACTCATGGTGAAAGCTAGCAGTAATGCTACGGCGTCTACTTAGTTCAGTAGCCTTTAACCAACGTTCCCACCATTGAATACCTGGGCTTAAGTTAGTAGTCATGTGAATTGAATCATATGATACTTTTTCTGCTAACACTAAGAAATGTTTATATGCTGTGGGTTCGCCACCGCTGAAACTCCAATGAAACTTTGTGTAGCCATTGTTACTTGCCTGCATTCTAATATTGTCCATAGTTCTAATATAGACTTCAAGTTCTTGGTGATCCGGCGTTTGTGTATTAGCATAAGGCCAACAGTAGCTACACTTGTAGTTACAAAAACGTCCAAGTATCCAGCTTATGCTGAATATACCCTCGTCCATCATTGTTTGCTGACCAAACTTAACTATATTGTCAAAAGGTATCTCAGTGAAATTTGTCATATTGCTCTCTTAGCCATACATAATCATTTATTTTGCTAAGTGCTTCTATGTCACCTTTATTTTTTAATCCGTATTCTTTGCCAGCTAATGCACCTGCATAACAGTAATAGCCGTATCTAGCATTGTCATTTAATGTACACCAAGTATCTAATCTAACTTGTGTCTCGTTGTCATTTTGTCTATCAATTATCTTGCTACTTAGTTTTACACATTCACGAAATGCACTACGCCATGCACTAAAAGGATCTATGTTAAATTCAGTAATATTGCTAATTTTAAATATAGGTTCGTAATGTGTGCTAATACTAGTAGTCATGTCTGGCTTGTTTTTTAACATTCTTAGAGTAGACATTCTAGGTAATAGTTTCACTCCACCGTTGCCGTATACCAAACCATTGACTGGGTTTTTACTACGCCAAACTCGCACCGTATCTATGCTGTAGAAATCAATGTCATATTCAAATATGAAATCGTCCATGATGATGCTATCTGCATCTACTACCCAGAAGTAATCAGTATCGCATAACTTGGCTGCTTCAATGTGAGCGTTGTGTATCCCCACAATCCCGTCAACTCTTTTTGCTTTTGGACATTTTTCTTTAAGCAGGTTGTAATTCTTCTCTGCATTTGGTTCATTAAAACTAATAAACACTACATCATATGGCGGATAGTATTTGTATTTTATGAATTTTTCTGGACTGCGTACTATGGGTTTGATATTAGTTCTAAACTCTTGGCTATCTGAGATTGACAAAACATTTGTTAGTCTTTGGTCATTTGTTTTAACTCGTATAAGATTTCCTATCCTATTACACTCAGACTCTAGGTTGTCTTTGTAAGTATCATAAAACCCGTTAAACATTTCAGTCGTATGATTATTGTCACGCAATTTGCTGGTGTCATATCCGTTAAGTGCTAGGAAACATCCCATTCTAGCCCCATAGATAGCCCACAGACCGTTGGTAACATCACTACCTACATGCATCCATCTCCATAGTCTATCATAGTTACGCCAGTTCATAGTACAGTACTCAGCCCATAGAGTTAGTTTATAGCCCTCACGAAAGCCACTTCTCCATGCTTGTAACGGGCTTTCATTAATGACAGTATCACTCCCTACACGATTTAGTTCTAAGTAGTTGGTTATGTTAAAGTCTATGCTATTTGGATTATCGCTGTTCTCATGTGTACGCATTGATTGTAACATATGAATAGGCCATACTTTGATGCCACCGTTACCGTATTGATTCCCGTTGACATTGTTCCTAGCACTGAAACTAACTACATTATTGTTTATGTCTACATCATCTACAAAATTATAGGAAGCATTGATGAAATCATCACGTATCTCATTGTCTCCGTCTACAATGATAACATGTGTAGCAGTAGGATCTTCTTCTAGAACCAACCTAGCAACTTCCTTGTGTGCAGTGTCGCTACCAAAAATTCCATGCACGTGCAAAGCAGTTGGGTACAAGGCTTGCAATTTAATAAAATTTTGTGTATAATTAGGCTCATCGTAGCTTAACAAGACTACGGGGTAATTTTTGGTGTTGAAGTTCATACTAATATTTATTGCAAACAAAAGTGTTAAGTGATAAATAAACGCTAAAAGATGTTGACAATAATTCAAATGCCGTGTATACTTCACACATGAATTGAGAAAACACATTGGGAACAATGTGTTGTAAATGGGTAACAAGAAGGTTGACGTATAAGCAGAAGGCTGCTATACTTCATACATGAATTGAGAAAAGGCGCAAAAAAGCGACTTAAAAAAAGAAATTTGATAACTAGGACTAAATAAAAGACTATGAAGAATATTAACTGCCAATCGCTGAGAAAACATACAGGCTTATGGTCAATAGCACCAATT